GGGGTGCATCGTTACCACTCATTATACAGATGAGATTTAGGTTTGTCAAGAAATTTATTTGACATTATTTAATCCCATCCCTATAATAGAAAACATGAGTATTCTTCCTGTCGAAAAAAGAAATAGACAACTTACAGAAAAACAACAAAAGTTTTTAGATAATTTAGTTACAACTGGGGGTAATCCTAAACAGGCTGCTCAGTTAGCTGGTTACTCTGAAAACTATCATCAAGTATTAAGGTCCCTCAAAGATGAGGTTTTGGCTTTAGCCGAGGATGTGTTGGTACAACATGCTCCTCGTGCTGCGTTTAAATTAATTGAAGTTATGGATTCTGATAAACCTATAGCTCAAGCTAATAATAAACTACAAGCTGCTCAAACTTTACTTGATAGAGTAGGTATTGCTAAAACAGATACCTTAAATGTTAATCATCAAGCTAATAATGGTATCTTTATTATGCCTGATAAAAAAGAAATAATTATAGAAGCAGAACGACATGAAGATATTCCTGACTGAAATAGACGACCCTTTTAACGATAAAAAATATGTGGGTCCTTATATAAAAGCTTTATCAATAGAAGAAGCACAAAAAATAGCTTATGAACATGAGTTAGTTTTAGTTGGTGAGTTACATGAACTAATAATAGATAAGGAAGAAAAGAAACATACTTTACACTGATGGCTAAAAAGAAAGACCCAAGATTAGAAAGAGCAGGAGTTAGTGGTTATAATAAACCTAAAAGAACTCCAAAACACCCAACTAAGTCACATGTAGTTGTGGCTAAAGAAGGCGATAAAATTAAACTTATTCGTTTTGGTCAGCAGGGTAAAAAAGTCGGTACCTTAAAAGGTACAGCTGGTAAACCTAAAGCAGGTGAATCAGATAAAATGAAAGCAAAAAGAAAATCTTTTAAAGCTCGACATGCTAAAAATATTCGTAAAGGTAAAATGTCAGCAGCATGGTGGGCAGATAAAGTTAAATGGTAAATAGTATGTTAGATAAAATATTAGAATGGTTAGGTTTTATCTGGGTTAGAAACAGAGACTCAAGAGGTCGCTATGTTCCGGATAAAAAAAATACTAAGTTTAGAAATGAAGCTTGGACACTAAAAAGAAAATAATGCCTCAAATAAATAGCGAAGAACAACCAATAAAGTTTAAATCAGGTACAATAGCTGGTAAAGGTTCTAAACCTAGACCCGGAATATATACAAAGGAGTATAGAGATAATTTTGATAAAATATTTGGAGTAAAAAATGCCAAGAAAAGCAAAGAAAAAAAGTAAGTCTCGTGTCAACGAAGCTGGTAATTATACCAAGCCGAGTATGCGTAAGAGGCTTTTCCAGAGGATTAAAGCCGGTTCTAAAGGTGGTAAACCCGGTCAGTGGTCAGCTAGAAAAGCCCAGCTTTTAGCCAAAGAATATAAAGCTAAAGGTGGAGGCTATAAATAATGTCTCGTAGTGCAGCTCAAAGAGCAGCTATTGCGATAGCAAAAAAGAAATCAGGAAAGTATAACAAAGCAGGAAAAAGGACAGCACCATATGCCAGACCCAAAAAAAGGAACAGGAAAAAAACCAAAAGGTAGTGGTCGTAGGTTATATACTGACGAAAATCCTAAAGATACAGTTAGTATAAAGTTTGCTACACCAGCAGATGCTAGAGCAACTGTTGCTAAAGTAAAAAGAATAAGAAAACCTTATGCTCGTAAAATACAAATACTTACTGTCTTAGAACAACGAGCCAAGGTTGCAGGTAAGAATGAACAAGCAAGAATAGCTAAAAAAGGCAAAGAAGCTATAAGAAAAAAACATAAAGGAAAAAAATAATGGCATTAAAAAAATCACAAAAAAGTTTAGTAGAGTGGGGTAATCAAAAATGGCGAACTAAGTCAGGTAAACCTTCTGCTAAAACTGGAGAAAGATATTTACCAGAAAAAGCTATTAAATCTTTAACAGCATCTGAGTATGCAGCTACTACTAGAAAGAAAAGAAAAGATACTAAAAAAGGTAAACAGTTTTCTAAGCAACCTAAAAGAATAGCTAAAAAAACTAGAAAGTATAGAAGATAAAATGATGATGCTACCAGATGGTTATATTAAAAGGACCACATCAACTATACCTTTTGGCTATGAGTTGTCTGATATAAAAGGTTATTTAAAACCTATACCAGAACAATTAAAAAACTTACAAGAAGTTTCACAAATGGTAGTAGATGAACAAATTAGTTTAGGTGTAGCTGTTGATTGGCTAGAAGAAACAACAGATAGAAAGATGTCGAGAATGGGTCTTAAAAAGTATATAGATAAAAATTATGGCACAAGACAAGAAAGATTGGGAAGTTAACCCAAATGATTACTTGACAAACTCAGATGGCACCTTTATAATAAAGAAGGATGGAACACCACGCAAGAAAGGTGGTAGACCAAAAGGAAGTTTAAATAAACTTACTGAAGAAGTAAAAGTTAAAAATAAACTAACTAAGAAGTTAAAAGATAAAAAACATAATGTCGATAAACTTCGTAGAAAACTTACAAGGGCAGAAAAGTCCTTAACAGAACAAAAGAAGATATTAACAGAAAATGTTCTTACTGAGTCAGAAGTACAAAAGATTCCTGACATTGTACAAGAACATTTAGATAATACAGGTTCTCATGTGGCTTTTATGCCTAATGAAGGACCACAAACAGAATTTTTAGCTGCTCCAGAAAAAGATGTTTTATATGGTGGTGCAGCAGGTGGTGGCAAAAGTTTTGCAATGCTAATAGACCCACTAAGGTATTGTCATAAGAAAGCTCATAGAGCTTTAATACTTAGAAGAACAATGCCAGAGCTTCGAGAGCTAATAGATAAATCTCGTGAGATATATCCAAAAGCTTTTCATGGAGCTAAATTTAAAGAAGTTGAGAAAGTATGGACCTTTCCCAGTGGAGCTAAAGTAGAGTTTGGTTTCTTAGAAAAAGAATCAGATGTCTATAGATACCAAGGACAAGCATATTCTTGGATAGGTTTTGATGAGATTACTCATTTACCTACAGAGTTTGGTTGGAATTACTTGGCATCTCGTTTAAGAACGACAGACCCTGAAATAGAAACCTATCTCAGATGTACTGCGAACCCCGGTGGTTCTGGTGCAAGTTGGGTAAAAAAACGATATGTAGAATCTGGGGAACCAAATACAACTTTTATGGGTTCTGATGGTCTAACAAGAAAATTTATTCCTGCTAGACTTTCTGATAACCCCTTTCTCGCTGAAGATGGTAAGTACGAAAAGATGTTGCTTTCGTTACCTCCAACTCAAAGAAAGCAACTTCTTGAAGGAAACTGGGATGTTGCAGAAGGTGCAGCTTTTGCTGAGTTTGATGTAGGCTTACATGTAATACCACCTTTTGAAATACCAGTTTGGTGGGAAAGAGTAAAAGCGATTGACTATGGTTACTCTTCTGAATCATGTTGTTTATGGGGAGTAGTTAACCCAGAAGATAAAACTCTTATAATATATAAAGAGTTATATCAAAAAGGTTTAACAGGTGAAGCTTTAGCTCAACGCATACATGAACTAGAAGAGAATGAAACAAGGTCTATTCCGGGTGTGTTAGATACAGCAGCTTGGGCTAAAACAGGTTATTCTGGTCCTACTATAGGTGAAATGTTAATAAAAGCAGGACACAAGTTAAGACGAGCAGATAAGAACAGAGTTGCTGGAAAAGTACAAATACATGAGTATTTAAAAACTACACCTTCAGGTAGACCAAGGTTACAGATTTTTAATAGCTGTGTAAACTTAATACGAGAGTTACAAAGTTTACCTTTATCAAAATCTAACTCAGAAGATGTAGATACTCACGCATCAGACCACGCATATGATGCCTTAAGGTATATGATTATGAGTAGACCTAAACTTGATAATCCATTTGAAAGAATGGCTAGAATAAAAGGTGAGAGAAACTTTAATCCAGCAGACTCAACATTTGGATATTAATAGATGGAAGAAGATAACAACAATACTTTTTTAAATGCTGACAACATATATGAAGATGTTGAAGGCGAATCTGGCAAGAATTTAAATCTTATACCAGACCAAAAAATAAATTTAGTTGGCTTAGTACAAAGTCGTTTTGCTTTAGCAGAAGAAGCTAGAGACTCAGATGAAACAAGATGGCTTGAAGCTTATGAAAACTATAGAGGTATTTATGGTAAAAGAGTTAAGTTTAGAGAATCAGAAAAATCTAGAGTTTTTGTTAAAGTTACAAAAACAAAAGTATTAGCTGCCTTTGGTCAATTAGTAGATGTTCTTTTTGGCACTGGTAAGTTTCCTATAGGTATTCATGAAACTAAAATACCTGAAGGTGAAAAAGATAATGCTTACTTAGATATACAAAATCCTCAACCGGGTCTTGAAATGTCTCAGCCTGAAATGTTACCAGATAATATTGGTAATCAAATAGGTGGACCTTTTGATGTTGGTTTTGAGGGTGATGGTAAAGTTTTAAAACCGGGAGCTACTTTTGGCGATGGAATGTTTGAAGAAGATGAAGAATCTTTAGAACAAAAAGCTGAAAATATAGGAATATTACAAGAAGGTTTAGTTCCAAATCCACAAACACCTGAAATATCTCCAGCACAGAAAGCTGCAAGAAGAATGGAAAAACTTATCCATGACCAAATAGAAGAGTCAAATGGTTCTTCAGAAATGAGAAGTGCATTGCTTGAAGCAGCACTATTAGGAACAGGAATTATTAAGGGTCCTTTTAATTTTAACAAAACTCTTAATAATTGGCAAGTAAATGAAATGGGTGAAAGAGAATATTCACCTGTACAAGTTAGAGTTCCAAGAATTGAATTTGTAAGCTGTTGGGATTTTTACCCAGAACCCGGAGCAACAAATGTAGAAGAATGTGAGTATGTAA